AGGGAAATACACAAGGGCACTCTTAGTCTCCATAACCCTAAATTAATAAAACTCGAATCGGCAGGTCCTAACACAGTTAAATCTGCGTGAGGATCGTCATTAGATTCCCTGGCATTTATTACAAGCCCGAGAACTCTAATGAATCTCGTGATTTACCATTATAATTATGGTAAATTATGAGTGCCGTTCTGGATTATTAGTTTAGTAATTTTGGCAGCACCTCTGTTCGTAATTTTACGAACAATGGGCCACCTGGAAAAGGTATTGTTAGGTAGATTATCAGTAGTTTATGATCAGGCCGGAAAGGCCCGAGTCATCGCTATCACCAACTGGTGATTGCAAATGACACTTAAACCACTTCATAATTCTATCCTTTCAATACTGTCTAAGTTAGATGAAGATGGTACATACGACCAACATGGTCCTCTTAATAAGTTAATTAAGAAGGTTCCTGCTGGTACGGTGTTCCATTCTTTCGATCTTAGTGCTGCTACAGATAGACTACCTATAGATATCCAACGCGACATACTTAATATTTTAAAACCTTCGTTAGGAGATTCTTGATCTAATTTATTAGATTTTGAATGATTCTATGAAGGAAATTTTTATAAGTATGCTGTTGGTCAGCCTATGGGTGCCTACAGTTCTTGGGCTATGCTTGCATTGACACATCATGTGATTGTCAAGTTGGCCGCTCATAACGTGGGAACGAAGAATTTTACGGATTATTGTATTCTTGGTGACGATATAGTTATTGCTAACGATAAAGTCGCCAAGGAGTACTATAATCTTATGACTCTTCTTGGTGTCTCTATCAATCTTAGTAAATCTGTTCAGTCATCTGACTTCGCAGAATTTGCTAAAGTTTGGAGAGGTCCAGAAGTTGACTTAACTCCTATAGGTCCTGGCTTAACGCTAAGACTTATTAGGGATAAGAAATTCCTCGCTGTGTATCTTGCAGAAGCATGAAAATTGAAGATAATCTCTTCTTTCCATGACATTCTAGGACACGTTATTGCATTCCGTTCTGATAAGAAACTCAGAACAGAATGTAACAATGTGTTGTGATCTAGCTTCGGCCTTAATTCCTTTATCCAGTTGGACAAGAGTCACATTGATGAAAATTCAATAATGTGATGTTTCTCTGCCCGGAAAGAGGAATTGCCTTTGATGCGTTATCACATCTATAATGCACTATTGCAATTAAAGATTGATGATAAGCGTGAAGCTATTAAGAAACTCGAACGAGAGACGTCTTTCTTCTATGAAAATTGATGAAAGACTTTCTCTGGTAAGAGTTGATCACTCAGGCTCCTAGAGGCCCTGCTTAAATTTGTGGGACCTGGTTTTTGGATCTATGCTTACTC